CATATCAGACCATAAAGGCTCATAACTTATTAGCCAAAAAGTAACCCCGCTGGTGCGCATCGTTGAGAGGCGTTCGGGGTGTTGTTATGTCATATTGGCAGTGAAAGCCAAATCCAGCAAATCCGCAATGCCCCAGCTATCAGGGTCAGGCAGCTCTAAGCAAGTGGCTATAAACGATGTGCATATCAGCCCATTGCCAAAAGTAGGCCACCAGCGCCAGCGCGTGCGAGGCAGCTTGTGCACGGCGTAGGGAGTTCCAAGCAAACGCGCGGCTATGTGCTTGGCAATAGCCTCCTGCCCCGCTGGTAAATCCAAACTCAACTCTACCCAATCGTCCGACTTATTAATCCGAGCGCGGCTTACGCCTCCGCGCTGGATGTGGCAGCCAATGACATACCAATAGTCGTCGGATTCATACTCGACTATCTCAACATGGCTAACGGCGCTGCGCTCTAGCCAGCCAATCAGCCTATCCAAAACAGTGCCGCGCTTGGCGCGGTAGCAAATGATTTTCATCGCGCCGCCTCGCAGGCCGCGCCTGCAATCTTCACTTCGTCAGCGTATCGGCTGATTCGTTCACCAGCTTCGCCCATCCTGCTGAGCAAGTCGGCAAGCACTCCGACGGGGTCGGAATCTGGCTCACCTTGGCCTGCGCTGGCAGTGGTATTGGCGTGGCGGGCACGATAAATGGCGAGCGACTGCCGCAGCTTGCGAGTAGCAGCATTAGCCCTATCAGCATCAGCGCGGGCTTGAATGGTTTGTTTTTGAGCAGCATCTAAAGCTCCATGAATTTGCTGGATTTGGGCTAACTTGGTTTCCATAACGGCGCTGGCGATAGCCGCCTCACGCTCTATGCGCTGGCCTTCCATCTTTGCGATTTTGTGGCGATAGTGGCTGCCTGTAGCGACAGCGCCTATGGTAAGGCCAAGTGCAAAGGCTACGGCAGAGAAGAGGGCGGCGATTTTCACGCGGCCTCCTGCATCAAACTGGCTATGCGCCGCGCCCACCCCTTACCAAAGGCAGGCCAAGTGCTTAGGTCTGTCATAAACTGCAGGCGCTGCCCAATCATGGCAGAGGCCACGGCCACGCCGTCCGACTGCTTAGCCTTGGCGATTGTGATTGCGCCGATCTTGCCGTCATCGGTCACGCCTAGCGCCCGTTGCAGCCATCGCGCAGCCTGCCCAACGCCGCTATTCACGGCTGCGTCAAATAGTGGGTAACGCACTGCATCGGGCATTTCATCGGCTTTCACGGTGTCCCAGTATTTCACACGGTAGATGCGCTTGGCGGTGTCGCTGGGCAGGTCGCGCATCGAGCCTGTGTAGCCAAATTCCCGCGCCACGGCCTTAGTGATGCCCCAGTTGGTTTCGCCGCCAGGGTCATTGGGGTGATTGACATAGCCGCCCTCGTGCCCTAGCAACTTGGTAAATGCTGTATCAAAATTCATTCTTCACATCCTTTACAGCTTGCTCCGCGTCTTTGACCAGCTCTTGCAGGTCTTTGCTCTTGCGCTTTTCAACCCATGCAGAACCAGCGCGAATCAACACCCAAGCGGGCAACCCGCACACAAAATACACACCGCCCAGCATGACAGCCGAATCAACCTCCTCCGTCCATGTTTGCAGGCCAAAATAGCGGATGGCGAACGCGCCGCCGTAGATGCTGCCAGATACGGTAGAGATGAGCGCAGCCGCCCATTCCCGCTTGCCTTTTGGATGGGCTATCAGCATCACCAAAACAGCCGCAAGACAAGCGGGTACGCCGTAGGCCATGGCCAACTTATAGGCGGCGAATCCAGCCGCGCCGCTGCTTGATAATGGCTCACTCATGGTTTTCATGCCTTTCCCACGCCAGTGTTTCAGCGACGGTCAGATTGCTGAAGAAAAGCATCGCTGAGCCAATAATCGTGGAAAAGAATCCACCCTTGGCGGTCGCAGTGGCCTCTGCGATTTCTAGGCCACTTTCGCTTTTTTGTTCCATTGCGTTTGCTCTGTTTTGCAAATTATGACGCTTTGCGGTTGCTGCTTGCAATGCCTTGTGCGGGGTTGAAGTTGGTCACATCAGGCAGGCCGCCTGACCAGTGAACGGCGTTGATGATGTAGCTGGTTGGTGAGTTCGCGCCAGTCCTGCCGATAGGGTTTGCCGATGGGTCAACCATATCTATGTTCACACCAGATATGGTAGTCCTATAACCGCCAGCAAAAGCAGCACCATACACAATTGGGCTGCCTGCGAGTGTTTGTTCGATGTTTATAGAGCTAATGTTCGTACTGTCACTTCCAATAGGAATCGGCGAGTTCTTATAGTAGGAAGCACTGGTAATAAAACGCAAAGGCTGATTAACGCCCATGCTATCAAAATACGAAATATCAGAGCCAACAATAGAGACTTTTGACCATGCTGCAAATAATTTCCTATTAGACCCAAGTGCATGAATACTCGAGTTAGAGATTTTTACATCACCAACCAGCATAGGCTGTGCATTGCTGATGTGCAAAAGCCCTGTGCAGTTGTTGATATAGGTTTTAGAGTTAATTTCGCCAGTTACCATCAAAGATATTTCATTGGTAATATTATCGAAAGAAGCAACTGAATTTGCTGCTTGCGAGATTTGGATAGATGCTACATTTACACCATCCCCTGACCTGACAGGTGAAAAATCACTAATATCTGAAATGCTGATGTCTGATATGCCGCTTGAGGATAGTAGACAGTGGTCTGTGCCACCATAGACCATTTTACGCCCCACCACATTCTCGAAAGACGCAGATTTTACTCCGTTGAATAAAGCGATACCTCGAGATATTCCTAAAACATCAACATTTTCTACTTTCAAAATCCCTGTGTCTTCAGAGCCTAAAGACAGTAATCCATACGCGCTAAGTGCGGATGCGTTGTTACCAATCTGCACTCCGTTCAAAACAAAAACAGGCTGATATGTACTAGCTCCGTTGACAAAAACGATTGAGCTTGAATAATAATCAAGTGTAGATGTTTGAAATCCATAAGTAACAACGCCATCAAATTGGCACGAAGAATACGAGTCGTTACAAAATCCTGCAATAAAAAACGACGGCGGCGGACTTGGGTATGGCCAGTTTGCGCCAGATGCAATGCCGTCTGAAACATTCGCAAAAAAATCACCCGATACTGTTTGCCGAACCGCTGCGCCAAACCGCTGGAAGCCGTGCGTTTGGTTGCCTTGGAAATTGGCGATGTTGCAGTTAATGGCTAAGAACCCATCCCCGCTATCCAAATCCGTCAATATCGCCCTGCAATCGGTTGCAGTGTTGCCAATGGCTGCTGCCATACTCACATTCTCGAATGTCAGCCCGCCCAGTATGGGGTCAATAATCTGCACCTCCCTTACCACGGCTGCGAGCGTATTTTTTGCGCTAATGCCAGCCGTTTTATGGTTGCACACCAGTTTCAGGCCGCTGATAGATGCGAGGGGGGATGTCATTCGCAGCAAAGCGCCTAAAATCCTATCTGTGCGCTCCGCTGGATTGGTTGCCACCAGTGTTGCACCCGCGCCCATTAGAGGCACGCGCAGCTCAATTGATGCGGTTGATGTGAAGGTATAGCCAGCTGGAAAAAGCAGCTGCGCCCCTGATACGAAAGCCGCTGCCTCAGCTAAAACTATCGCGGCTGTATCATCTGCCACGCCATCGCCCACTGCCCCCGCTGATACCACGCTGATAACACCGCTGGCTTTAAAAGCCGCGTCCACGGTAGTAGCGGGAAGCGTGGGATAGCGCCGAAAGCCGATAAGCCCTGCCCCTGAAAACGCCGCCAAGTCTTGACGCAGCGATGAATCGCCAGCTATCACGAACTTGCTTGACTCACTTGCCCAAACGCCTGTGGTGGTGTAGGGCAGCACGGTCGTAGGCGCTGCGCGATACGCAATGCCATCCTTGGTAAAAGTGGTGTTGAAGTTATTTAGCACCAAGCCTGCTGTATAGTTGCCCAAATTCACAAAGCCAGACGCAGCAATGAAGTCATTAAAATCTTGCTCCATGCCCCATAGCGTTTTTCGCACATTGCCAAGCCTATCCGCCCATGTGCGGCTGGTGCGACTATTGGCCGCGATGTCCGTATTCGCCGCGTTATCGGATAGGTCTTTAAAATCGGCCGAAGGCAGGGCGTTGTTGGTGTTAAATGGGGTGTAGGCCATAGCTATGCGTCCAGTGGGGGTTGGTTGTCATCGTCCGCGTACACGCGGGGGTCGTAATTCACGGCCTTGACATTCGTTTTATTGTATCCCGAAGGCGAAATATCGACAATTAGTGCAGGAAAGCAAAGGCGGTTTGCTATACCGACGAAGATATGCAAAGGCTCACCAGTGCCAAGGTCGTGGTTATATGTGGCCTGCTTCAATTGCTCAGGCAGCTTGGCGTACTCAGCGGCTGGAATCTTCACCACATTAGGCGCAAGGCTGGTATCGCGCTCAATCGTCATAAACTCGGTAGAAGTGCCATCCCTGCGCCGCATCGCGCAAACCAGTGTCGCAGCCGCGCCATATTCATCATATTTCACCGCCTCAGAAATGGTGATGTAAGTCACGCCAGCGGTTGATGTAGAGCCTTCCACCATCGCCGTCTGCATATATTTGGGAATATCGTCATAAATGGGCACATAGCTTAGATAGCTGGAACACATAGCGTCTAGCTCAGTGGAAAAGCTATAGCCCCAAATGCGATATTTTTCTTGGCGCAGCTCCCTCATGCCAGCCCGCCAAGCGCGGGTCTTATCGCCCACGCCGTCGATTTTGATTTTTTTAAGCCGCGTTCGCAAAGAGCCTGGCAGCGTGCAAATGACGGTCTTGCGCGTCCAAGTCTCAGTGTCTAAGTAGTCCACCTCCACCCCGTCAATATCATCGGGGCGAGGTGATTTGAATTGCCTGCCTAAGCCGCCTGAAAGCATATTTTGAGGGCTGTAGGCGTGCTCGAAAACCGTTCGCACTTCATCGCGCACTGGTTTCAGCCTGCCATTTTCAACGGTCAATTCAGCGTAGCCCGCGCCTAACGCCGTGGATATGGCTGCCTGCACCGTGGTTTCGTCAAAAATATGGTTGAAGTAATCGCCCCTATCTGCCCACTTGCTACCAAGCCTTGTTAGCTCCTCGATGTCGAGCTGCGCTGCTGTGTAGCCTGCTGTATTGGCGATGTACGCTACATAGTCTTCTATGCGGCTTGAGACGCGCCTTGCGCCACCTGCCACTGGCTCAATTTTGCGCTTGGCGATAAGGTTGATTTGGTTTTCAGATGTGCCACTAACTTTACCACCACTCTGCAATTTAACACCAATTGTCGTCCAGTTTTGGTAACTGTTCACATTCGGAAGTAAAGACTTCAACCCATGCCATGTAACTTTATCATTCACAGATGTTGATGTTGATGCCTCAGATAGTCGGCGAACAGACACTATTGGTCGAATAGGTCTAGAGAACAACCCTGAATCCTGACCATCATCAGTCGGACCTAATTTGATAGTTTTTGTGTAACCAATCTGGTCAATGGTGGCATCTGTAAATGTGTAGTTCACAGTAGCGGCCTGCCCCGTGTCGAAGTCTGTAATAGTAACCTCCACACTCACACTAATGCTGCCCAAACTCCCTGTATCTGAGACAATAGATAAACCTGAAGGGAAGAAAAAATCAAGCTCTAATGTGGTGGTTAATTCACCACTTGGGGTAGCCGCAAAAGCTGCTGAACGAGCACCAAAAGCATTGGAAGCTAAGAATGACAAAGTGCCAGAATCAGTCCCGTCTGTAAAACCTTGGAAAGATGTATCGACAGTGAAATTGGCATAGTCCAAACTGGCTCCAAAAGGCACTACCACTCTCTCAACCGTAATTTGGGTTGGCGTAATGGATGTAATCTTGAAACCTGCAAACGGGTCATAAAGTTGGACGCTTGGGCTAGAAAAACCGCCTACATTTGATGGGTTATAGAAGGTGACGCTATTAGTCCCATGTAGAACAGCTTGCTGCCCATATCCATTGAGTACCATCAGTGATAAAGTGGGGAGGTAAACAGGAGTGTTTGTATTTTGTTGAGAGTAGCCAATAAATATCTTAGCTGGAGATGGCTTAATAGTTTCCAGATGTTTAAAATCACCAGTTAAAGTCGTTCCATAGAATGACTGATATGGACCAAAACCAGGGAAATAATTAACAGCCTTGAAAGCACTTGTTAAATATGTGTACGACAGCCCATAAGTGAGTTTGCGTGCAACTCTAATAATAGTTCCTACTTCCCACCCGCTAGGCCACACACCATTTGAACGGGTTATTGTATTGCCTGACGAGTAAGTATATGAAGTAGCCTGCGTGTTCTCAAAATTTAATATCTCACTATTCAAATCTATCCCAGTTGACCCACTAGAGGTGGCACCGACCTCTGGGCTGTTATGCCAGTTTGTGTTTGTTGTTACATTTATTAAGTCAGCGGCTGGCGGATAAATAACATATTGTGAATAATCACCTTTCAAATGTTGAAACTCTGTGTTGCCAATCCTCACATCTTGTGAATCGATTTCGTACTCCCCTGGACCAATACAGGCGTGAAACTCTAAGATTTGAGTCCTTGGGTCATTGGGTAGGTAATACTTATGAGGCTGCACTAGGTAATCGGGATATTTGCGAAATGTGCCCAGTATCTCTGGCACCACATCGCCCAGTTTAGGCTGGTTATTAGAGGCCTCTACTGATTCGAGTCTTCGTGCCTGCCCAGTATCAACACGCGCATTTTGTTTTTTGCTGCCGCCGAACAGCTTCATGATGAAGCCTAGGATTTTGCCAATCAGCTTGCCAATGAAACCGCTTGGCACAACGCGGATTTTGACAATCGAGCCTGATTTAATCTTCTTCTTCCAGCTCGCAACTGGGTAATCTTGCCCGTTTACCGTCACGACAATCGGCTGGTATTCGCGCCCCTCCCACTCTATCTCAGCCTCTTTCAAGAAGTCAGCAAGGCTGCCACTGCGATTGTATTTTTCAATCGCGGGCGCTTCCATTAGCGAGGGGTAAACCTCAAGTTTCCACATAGTAAATCACCCTCTCATAGAGCCGCTCAAAATCTTGAATTCGGTTTAGCCTGCCGCCGTGCCCTTCTTCAGTATCAAGCACCCACATACGCCCGTCCACCGATACCACGATGCCGATATGCACGCATAGGCCGCCAATCCAAGCCGTGGCCAGTGCGCCTGCCACTGGGGCGGATTCTTTGACAAACCCGCTTAAAACAATCTCTTGCGTCGCCTTCGTCAGCGCCTTCTTTTGGATTGGCGCAATGTCTGCAAATGCGGGCAGCTCACGCCCGCCAAAAAGGTGGGCTCGTGCGTCTCTTGCAAGCCCCCAACAGTCAAAATTCGGGTAGTCACGCCCCTTGTGCATGAATGGAGTGCCTATGTAGTCTTGGAGCCGGCGCATTACATATACCTAATGCCAGGTGCGGATTCGCTGGTGTATCGCTCTCTAGGCCATGCAAGGTTGAGCATATCCATATATGCGGCCTCGAAAATCACATCGCCGCCTTTAATCTCACCGCCCACGATGGTCATGGTGTAGGGCGTTCGGCATGGCTTACTACGGTTGCTGGCAAGGTACTGGCGATAAATCAAAACGCTAGGCGTGGTGGATTCCAACGCAGCGCGGATATAAGGCTCTGCAATATCAGCAGAGCCAGCAAAGCCGAATTTAAGGGTTTGATTGCCGCCTGCGCTGACTTTTGGCAGGTCAATAGAGATGTTCGCAGCGGTAAATGCGTGATAAATAAGCCCTGCCCCCAGCGTCGTGCCAAGCTGCATATCTTCAAAGCCATCTACATATCTTAGGGGCTGCTGCCCAGACACCCGTATTTCAATCGTCTCGAGAATCAACGCATCTGGCGGAGCTGTGGAATAAACGGTTTGTAAAAGTGTGGAGATTGCCATACGACCATTCTATCAATTGATAGCCCATAGCTCATTCATGGCTCTGTCCAAAATGGCCGCTTCAACTAGGTATTCAGGGAACAGCCCTGAGCCAACTGGCAGCAGTGGGCGCTCCCATATCTCAAGCTCCGCGCTTATCTCCCACGCACAAATGCCGATAGGGTTCGCGCCTTCGTACACCTCTTTGAAGCGGCAAACATAATAACCAAGCCCGATAGATGTTTTGAGCCTGCAATTGAACCACCCAGCGCCGTTTTTGAGCACATCCCTAAACCACGCCTCAAACGCCGCAGCCTGCTCGTCTGTGTCAAAGAAGAAAGAGGCGTTTACAGTAGATGGAACTTTGCTAAAGCGCACCCTTTGCCGCGCCCTGCCGCTGTCCAAATTGCTGCGCTCAATCATGTTGGTGTGTTGGATTTTGTAGCCATCCACACTTGGCCATGGGAACACTTCAGGGTAATCAATGTTGGTTGTAATCATGGTTATGTGCCTACCCGTTTCAGGTTATATGTGGACTCTAAAGCCCGCGCCTCATCGCCGCCGCGCATGATGTTAGAAACAAAAATATCAGTGCTGTAATTTCCATCCGCATCGCGCTCACTGGTGACTTGGCCTGCTTTGCTCGAATCTTCGATGATGTTGATGATAGGCGCTGAGTAGGCCACTTGCCCCCCGCCTGCAGCACCGCCACCCATAGCGCCGCGCTGCCTTGCGTCGATGCGCTCTAGCACCCCGTCCATCTTGGCGCTGGTGTTGGCTGTCATGACGCGCTCGCCCTTGTCGAGCAGCCAAGTGCCTTCGCGTGGTACTGAGTCAATACCATCGTGCGCCATGCCTGTGAGCGACATAGCGCCGATTGCCGCTGCAACTGGGGCTGTGGCAGATATGGCAGCCGCCATTGCTGCAGGCGCTAGTGCTGGTCCGACAACAGGGATTGCTGCAGTGCTGGCAAACGCTGCAATGCCTGCCTGCATAGATGTAGCAGCGGCGTTTGCCGATAGTGCGCCAGCGCCCGCGCTTTGCGTGGACTTGCCCACAAACATCTGCACCGCTTTATAAACCAGCCACTGAGCGGCCATGTCCACCAGCGCCTTGATAACCGACTGCGCCATGCCTCTGGCCATATCTTTGACCGCATCGCCCGCGCTCTTTGAGCCGTCAAGAATGGCCATAAAGCCATCGCTGATTTTGCTCTGAGCATCTTCCAGCAGGCTAGTCGTCATATCCTGCGCTTGTTGGTACAGGTTTTGCGAGTTATCCAAGAAGTCTTGCATAGCCTGCTGCACACCGAGCGCGGCATTCGCTTCTTTTTCTTGCTTTTGGACTAGATATTCATCGTAGAGCGCGATTTCTTGCTGGAAAGTGGATTGCAACATATCCACGCGCTGCTGATACATGGATTGCAAGTGCGCTCGCTCTGCCTCGTTTTCCGCTGCCCGCATTTCCTGCTGGTGTTGCTGCGCCATATCACGCAGCTCTTTTTGTTGCTGCTGCTGTATGGATATGCGCTCTGCTGCCTCTTTTCCAGCCTTGCTGCCCATGCCGTAGGCGGCAAGCTCTTTTTGATAGCCCTGCTGCTTGGCTATCAGGCTTTCCTGCAATTGATAAGCCAAATTCTGCTTATCAATCTCTGCCTTTTTATTGCGCTCAGCCATAGCCGCCGCGTCTATCGCCTTGGCTAGCCCTACCGCCTTTTCCATCTGCGCGGCTGTGAGCTGGATATTGTCTTTTTGAATATCAGCGTAGAGCTTTTCCAGCGCGGTGCGCTTTTCAAGGTTATAGACCTGCTGGCTTAGGCTATCTATCAGCCTTTGCGCGGCATCGTTTTGTGCGCTTGCTCCGCCGCCCGCCTTG